CGGGAGCGAGAGCTCCCGTGCTTTGATTGTCTTTACGTCGTTCACTGATACTCTGCGTGTGAACCACGTATTGTTGAAGTGTTACTTCTTATTGGCGATTAATTACACAGGATATTAATCCCGTGCATTATTGGATCTGTTTAGTCTTTACGACTTTATTTCGACCCGGAGAGGGCTCACTTACCTCTCTGGTTAACATTTGGAATACTCTGTTTAAGAGACCATATTCTAAATGAACACCGTGTGCGTTATCACACTAGAAGAAGAATCCTTCATATGCTGTTGGATTCTTCTCTAAAATACGCATACATTACTCCACATTTTATGTTTTACTCACCATGTCGAAGGAGGATGTACCTCCTGCCGGTTGCGTAAGAATGTAGGCTACCGAAACTAGTACATACTAAACTCTCATTCCGTTAGGGGTGTTAGTATGAGTTTTTAAAATTGTTTGTAAATAGTTATACCCGGAAAACCAAATAAAAATTAGGATAGATCATTTGTCAAGTCAGCAACCTCTTCACTGAGGGTACAGCGCGTCTCTTTATGAGATATTGCGTCACCGAAATCGAGGAGACTGGAGGCGTCTTATTAGAAATTAAGTACCCACCGCAATAGCTGATTGAATGAAACGTACACAGGAGACCCCTGACGTTGGCTTAGAAACCGTATTCGATGTCGCATGTTTTGCGTCTAGTAGTAGGTTGTGATACCTTCAGGTTGTAGTCAATGTGCCAGGCCACCTTGTGTTTGTGGATTGATTGAAGCGCTACGTGTAGTGAACACCACAAGCTTGCGTAGTTTGCCGAGGCCACAGTGGAGAGGCCAAGCCCACAACCCGCCGCTATATGTTCTTATAGAGTTTTTAAAAAATTTAGCACCAAAAATGTCTCTTTATGATGAAATTTTTGAATCTGGGTTGGTGGGTGCTACTACGAGCGATGTCACATTCCGCTCGGGCTGGAGAGCTTCACGTGCTCTCAAGCAGTGTGCCGCACTTGAGGCATTATTGCCTCGTGCGAAGTATGACCGCATGCGTCAGTTTGCGCGTCATAATCCACGGCGTTTTGTGCATGGCTTTAATGAGCTCGCATACGATGTCGTGGAACACTGGGGAGATGGAAGACCCATTCCCCAAAACGGGTCCGACTTTATGTCAATGGTGGACTCGTTTTTCTCAACGCTTAAGAGCGATGAGGCTAAGCCCTTTATCTTGCATTTGGGGCTTCTGTGCTACGATTTGTATCGTAGTACTGGACATTCTGATGTTTGGGTCGCAGTTTTGCGATTCTTTAAAGACGTCAAAGTCCATCATCACCTCCGCAAGGAACTTGATACACTGTATCAGTTCTTTATGAAGGCCGCGTTTGAGATAATGCTCGAACTCCAACAGTTCGAGCGATCTTTTAAACGTGGGAGCACTGCTGATGCAGATGCTGATGAGACCGGAGACCCAATTCCGCAAACACTTGATAGTGTTTTCGAATCATATTCTGGTCTCAAGGATTCCGCGCTTTTTCGTAAGTTGCATAAGCTTATGACTAATGCGTGTGCTGTTGCATTCTTTTCGAAGAGTGGAATGGAGAATCTTCCAGCCAAACTTGGGTACGTTGAAGCTGGTTTGAATTCCGTGACTGCTACTAATATGTTGGCACAAGCGGACTTTATGATGTGTGCTTTGCAGACTATTCACTGGTTAGCCACTATGGGCTTCCAATGTGTGCTGAGTAAAGACGTTGCGCCGCTTCTGGCCAATGTCACATCATACAATGACTGGGTGTCCAAGACACAAGACCTGCTTTCTAAAGCAGATCAAGTGAGTTGCTTGGAGCCCCATGTCACTGAACCCATGCCGCATGGCCAAGCAAAGCACCAATTTATTGGACAGCTTAATCACTTGATTGATTCAGGTGAAGCCATCGTTCGTTGGATGAAAGCTGACGAACAATATGAGAGGAGGTTTGTCAACAATTTGTTGATGGACTTAAAGCGAGTGAAGAGCACGCTTATAACGCGTGATTTTGCCGCAAAGAGTCGACCTCAACCGTATGCTGCTCTCATCACTGGGGGTACATCTATTGCTAAGAGCGCTTTTACTAAACTGCTCTATTACACCTTTTGTGGTGTAGCTGGATTACCCAATGATGATGGGTTCATGTATCCCCGCAACACCGCGGAGAAACATTGGTCCAACTTCCAATCGAGTTGTCACACTATTTTGTATGACGAGGTTGGAAAGCAGAATCCAAGAGTCGGTGGAAAAGACGAAACTTCGGATGAGTTCTTAGGGGTGTGTAATACAGTCCCTATGGTGCCAGTTATGGCTGCCGTCGAGGATAAGGGCAAAACCCCTGTTCTCGCAGAGCTCGTGTTGGCTACTAGTAACACTAAAGACTTGAATGTCAAGAGTTACTATACCAATCCTGCTGCCATTTTACGTCGATTCGACTTGATCATCACTTTGACGGTTAAGCCAGAGTTCGCACAGGATAATGGTATGTTGAGTCCTGCGCTTGTTCCCAGGCCCGATGGCACTTTTCCGGATATCTGGAATATAAAGTGCGAGGTAGCTGTGCCTACTGACCCACCAAAGGGAACGACAGAGCAAGGATTTGAGTTTAAGTTGCTTGCGACTTTTACTAATACTCCTGACTTTGTTCGTTTCTATGCGTTGCGAGTTAGCGAGCATAGAGGGAACCAGGATCGTGCAATATTCGCTGGAGAGGTGATGCGTACGATTGAATTCTGTGATTCACCGGATCACGTAGTTCCTCTGCCGCGCTATATGTGCGGCTGTCCTGTGCCCCAGGCGCGCGAACGACCTGATGTGAGTTATCGCACCACGTTGATCGAAACGTTTTCTCAAGCCGTTTTGGATACGACAGTGTTCACGGAGCAACCTCAGCAATGGTTGCTGGTGTGGCTGTTTACTTTCCTTTTGCGATTCACCATTTTTAAGTGGATTTTCGCATTTTGGTTCTCTGATGCCAAGCTAGTTGCAATGGCTAAGAAAGCAGCATACGACCGATACACTGCTAAGCGACTTGCCATAACTATGGCATATCGACACTCCAGGTTATTCGTCACACCACGAATGGTGCGAATTATTGGAGATTGTGCTCAAATGGCTCTTGTTGCATATTGTTCCTGGAAAACTGTTTCCTGGATGACTTCCCGACCCAAAGCTAAAGCTCAAGGGGCCAAAATTTCTGTTTCCACATTGGACAATGAGGTTGTTTGGTATAAAGACGATTACGTCACAACACCGGCCGATGTAGGAAAAAGTTGTATTGGTCTCAAGGGTTTCACACCTGATCGCTTACTCGAAGTTTACCAGAATAATTTGGTAACTTTGATTTTCGACACCGGAAGAACAACTATTGTTAACGGTGAAGAGAAACGATTGGTGCGAAAGCAGCGGGCGTTCTGTTTGCAAGATCGCCTTTACGTGTTTAATAATCATGGCATTCCTGACCGCGACGATGGGAAGGTTATGTGTGATATTATACGTGGTCCTGTTGGACCCGGTGTATCTGCTAACATTAAGGGCTATGAAATCTTTCCTTCCAGATTGATTCGTATGCCCGAGAAGGACTTAGCATTTGTTTGGCTTGACGTTCTTGACAGCCGGAAGTCCATGCTTGGACTTCTTGGCACGAAGGAACTTAAGGGCTCCTTCAATGGATTTCTTCTTGGCCGTAATTTTAATGGTCATTTGGATGCACCTAATAGTGTGCGAAACATCCAGAAAGGCGATGCTACTATACCCGATATTGGGTATCTTTCTAGTTTGTGGAAAGGAGTCTCTCAGACACGTACCGTGGATGGAGATTGTGGATCCATATTAATTGGTGAGTCCTCGTTTGGTCCTGTTCTTTTAGGAATTCATGCTGCTGGTTATGTTTTAAATAACAACATACTAGTGGCTAGTATTTCTCGAGAGGACGTTGAAGGTTTGGTTCAGCGTTTTGTGCGTCACCCGGTAGAAGCTTCAGAAATGAAGATTGATAAACCTGGGTATGAGCGCGAAGTAGTTGACTTACATAAGAAGAGTCCCTTCCGTTATTTAGAGGAGGGTTCTACTGCTGTGTTTGGTTCGATTGCTGGACATCGTTCTGATTCTAAGTCTTCTTTGGTGCAGACCCCTATTTGCAAGGAATTGTTGAGTAGGGGTTACGAGCTTAAGTATGGCGCCCCAGTTATGAAAGGCTGGCGTGTTAAACATAATGCTCTTAAGGAAATGCTTAACCCTGTGATGAATGTCGATCCCGCAAAGCTTGAAGCTATAGCGGAACAGATGGCCAAAGAAATCATGGAGCGGCTTCCTGCTGGATGGCAGGAGACCCTCGGTGTGGTTTCCGAGGATATCGCAGTTAATGGTCAACCTGGTGTGCCCCATATGGAGCGCATCAATATTGGTACTAGTGCTGGTTTCCCATATAATAAGTCTAAAAAACATTTTGTTGTTCCTTTAGATCCATTTTTGGGATTAGCTGGCCCCATTGAACTTGACCCAGCAGTTAAGGCTGATATAGCCATGGTACTACTGGCGTACAAGGAGGGTAAGCGTTCCTATCCTGTTTTCCGTTGTGTGATGAAGGATGAAGCAAGGAAGTGGGAGAAGATTCGTAAAGAATTGACTCGTATTTTCTATGCTGCACCTGTTGGTTGGTCTATTGTCTTTAGGATGCATTTTTTGACGTTCCTACGACTATTCTACACCAATCACAGAGCTTTCGAAGCACTACCTGGTATTGCCACTAATTCATTTGAGTGGTCTGCAGTGGCGGAAGATTTATTCCGCCATGAACATGTTATGGATATGGACTATAAGGGTTTCGATATTGAAGCTATCAAGGCCGTGATCATGCACGCTGTTTTCCGTTGCATAATTATTATCATGGAAGCATCTGGTATGTATACGGATGATGAAATTAAGGCAATTGAGTGTATCAATGTTGATTGTTCTTTCGCCCTTTTGGACTTCTTTGGTGATTTAATGATGGCTATGGGAATAAACCCTTCAGGGAACCCTGCTACAGTTATGTTCAACTGCTTGGCAAATAGCATGTTATGTCGTCTCGCTTATTGGGATTTGAATCCTGATGCTGAAATACGGTCTTTCCGTGATTTCGTCTCCTTGTATACATATGGAGATGATAACGGTCAGGGTGTCAGCAGTCGCGAGTGGTATAATATGCGTGCCATATCTGAAGCATTGGCAAAATACGGTATTACCGTAACTGATGCTGAGAAGAGCGTGGTTCCTAAGGAATACCAGGATCCGGAGAAACTTACTCTGTTGAAGAGGAAGTTTGTCTGGTCGGATGTTGTTGGAGCATGGATGGCACCATTAGAGATTTCTTCTATTGAGAAGCCTCTTTTGGTACATATTAAGAGTAAGACTGAGACTCAGGAGAATCAGCTTATTCAATCCATTGGTGGCGCTATGCGCGAGTTCTTCTTTCATGGGAGAGAGGAATTCGAGCGCAGACGCGTAGAATTGATGGATGTGGTGGAAAAGTGCGGTCTCCAGGATTATGTTGTTGATTCAACCTTCCCTACTTGGGAGGAAGAATTAGTACGATTCTGGAACACCGCTGAGAAGCGCCACTTTAATTAGTGGAGCTGCGACCTACGCCATAAGGTCGGTAAATATATGTGGCGCTGCTTTGCAGCACGGGCCTACGCCATAAGGTCTTAACCAAAATGTGGCCGCGGGGAGTAGTTACTGCTTTTGGAATCTGTGAAATTCCAGAGGAGAGTGGACTCTCCCGTATCTTGGATGGGCGTTCCCCAAAATTGCTATTTAGCAAAGCGTGGTCCTGGACGCACATCTCACAACCCCTCTCCCGGGCTTGGTCGCCCGAGATGAGGTTAAATAACGGCCAACTATTTCTACTACTCTTGATATTATGTTGTGGAGGTTTCAATCCTCCGATGCTTCATATTCTACACCGAATATGTCTGTTTCCGTGGAGCAAGTGATGCAGTTCCACGATGAATCTGTCCAGAAGGCAGTTGACTTGTCAACTAACATTATGGCACCATCAACCCAACCGGATCAGTCATTCGCTGATTATTTCAAAAGGCCTGTCGCTATCTATGAACGAACCTGGCCTTCCACAGATGCATATGGTGGTAGTAACTTTACTATCAAACCGTGGCAGCTATGGGCTCAGAAGACCCAAGTTTCTTCGAAATTAGCAAATTTTGCTTTTCTTCGAGGTAATCTCCATATCAAGGTGATGATTAACTCTACGCCTTTTGTCTATGGTGCGGCTCTTATTAGTTATAATCCACTCCTCGTGGGTACTGACTATCGAGTTGTTGGTGCTTCTGCGTGTGATATCAACGCGAGGTCGCAGCGACCTTCATTTCTGATCTACCCGCAAACCAATACAGGGGGAGAAATGGTATTGCCGTTTTTCCACCCGCAGGATTGGTTGCGAGTCGGTGTTTTGAACGATTTCACCACCATGGGTGAAATTAACTCGATCACCGTGGTTCCTTTACGCTCCGCAAGTGATACAGTTACAGGGGCTGCATTGTCCGCACATGTGCAGGTTTTGGCATGGATGGAAAACCTAGAACTCTCCGGCTCAACCGTTGGTCCTGTTTTGCAAGCCAAGGATTCAGTTGATGAGTACAACACGGGTGTTATATCCAAACCAGCTAGTGCCATTGCGGATATTGCACATGACTTGGAGAAAACTCCAGTCATTGGCAAATTTGCCACTGCTGCCACGATTGGTGCAAGAGCTATTGCTAGAATTTCCAGTTTGTTTGGGTTTTCTACGCAACCTACTCTAGCCGATCCGCAGCCCATGTTCTCCCAAGCGTTTCCACTTTTATCCACTGTTGGTATCTCAACGCAATCGGAGAAGTTGTCTTTGGATCCTAAGGCGGCTCTTGGTGTCGACCCATCTATTGTTGGCGCCCCACAGGATTCACTAAATTTGGTGGATATTGCCGGTCGTGAGGCTATCGTAGCAGTTGGGACGTGGAATACCACGGACGCTGTAGATAATCTTCTCATGACCACTCGGGTCACTCCGTTCTTTCAGAACACGGCTAGCTCAACAGTGGGTAGTACTGCGGTGCAGCACAGCCCTATGAGTTGGGTCGCTAGTATGTTTGGACATTGGCGTGGTGATATTATATTCCGTTTCCGGTTTGTAGCCACCCAGTACCATAAAGGACGTGTCATAATCTCTTGGGACCCTGCCGGCATCGCAGGCAACAGTATTAACAATACAGTCTCTTCTGAAGGTATTGTTAAGAGTGTTGTAGTCGATATTGGTTCGACTCCAGAGATTGAAGTTCGCATTCCCTATCATCAGGCGTATGCGTGGTTATCTACTATGGGACCATTTTACGATGATCCTGTGCAGATTGGCAATAATGTCTTTGAATATCTTGATGGGCAAGATAATGGTATCCTCACAATGCGCATTTTTAATGTGCTACGTGGGCCAAATGTGCAACCCATACAATGGATAATGTCTGTACGAGCCGCCGAAAACTTCGAGGTTGCGAATCCCTCATTAGCTGTTGACTCTGTTAATTCAGACTCACCGCTGTACATGAGCTATTTCGTGCCCCAGTCAGGCGACTCGGTAGAAGAAGCCGATTTCGGCACACCTTCTGAGGTTAATGCCAAGTACCTCCTCAATTTTGGGGAGAAGATCTCGTCATTGCGAGAGATTTGGCAACGAAAGTCTTTTGTGTTCTCTTGGGCTCTGCCTGATAATAGTGCAGATTTAGCACAGAGGACATTGAAGCTGTTCAGCCTACCCGGTCAACCCGGTTATAATGGTGGGACCCAGACAGCTTGGAAACAAGCTGGTCCAGGTTCTACTATCGCCGGTTTTACGTGGTCGCGGTTTAACTACTTAAGTTACATCGCTCCTGCGTTTGTTGGTTGGAAAGGCTCGGTGGATTGGACTTTCAACTTCAATAGTGCGTCGATGGCTAGGAGTTTTAGGGTGTCGAGAGGTAAATATTCTCTCACCGCCCCATCTCTAACTACTGTTTCTGGTTCTCTCACTTCTGAGAATACCGGAAGCTCGGACACTACCATGCGGAGGATAATAGGCGATAAGGGATCCGCCCTCACTTATCAACCCACTAGGGGTGGAGTTAGTGTGATAGTACCCTTCTATAGCAAATTTAAGTTTGCTTTAGCGTCCGCTGAGATGTGGAACCAACCTCCAACTACGTTTGACATGCGACAAAATAATATTGTTGTCGATTTGGCATTTACCAAGAATTCCTCAGGCATAGAACGGGGTGGAGCCATTGAAGGCTACTGCGCAGCTGGTGCTGATTTCACGCCGCTGTTCTTCTTAAACGTACCTCCGCTGTACGCTTATGCTTCAGTTCCTATTGCGAACTAACATTTCCAGGCTAATGGTGAGTCCTGGTCCCATTGTGTAGGGAGGAATACACAATGCCTTGTAAAGAACACGTTATTACAGCAACGTCATGCTGACCAGGAATTGTAAATCTATGTGCACGATGCATAGAGGGGGTCCTGGCCCCTAGAGCGAACACGACTAGTGTCATAAGTTCGCTAGTCGTGAACTTATTGCTACACAGAGTCGTGTAAAC